AAGATATATCTAACACTTTTGAGAATGCTAAGGGTACTATTACTGCTACTGAAGCAGATAGACTTATGACAAATGTTAGAAAAAATATGGGATTGCAAGCACGACTGCAGTCTATATTGGGAACCAAAAAGAATCCCACTACAGCAGGAGTTTATACTAAGTTTAAATATGAATTGACTAAAGAATGTTTGACTGGTGAGTTGACATTTAATAATCCTGATAAGATTGCTACTCATGTTCTTACAGAAGATGGTGTTTATCCTATAGATGAAAGGTTAGTTAATGAAATTATGGGCAAAGCAGGGGTTAGGATCTCCAAGAAGGGGAGGGAAGCTAAAGGTGGTGTTAAGATGAATGCCATTACCATCAGGTATGAGGTATAATAGAGTTATGGCAAAGAACACACACCTAGAACACTTAGAAGATGACCTTTTTAATAATGGATATGAGGGTGGAAAGAATGCGTTAGCATTTTTAGCATCACTACGTGACATGCTTAGTGCTACTGGTACTGGAAACACAAAGGTTACTGTTAAATGGGATGGTGCTCCTGCTATAGTTTGTGGTAAGGATCCTAACGATCAGTTCTTTGTAGGAACTAAGTCAGTCTTTAATAAAGGACAACCAAAGATAGGATATGATCACGACTTGATAGATTATCACTATGAAACAAGTCCAGTAAAGGATGTACTGCATAAGTGTTATGATGCATTTAAAGAGTTACCTATTAAGGGTGTATTGCAGGGTGATCTTTTGTACACTAAGACTCCACCTTTAATCACCATGAATGGTAAGAGGTGTTATAAATTTAAACCTAATACAATTGTGTATTGCGTAGAAAAAGATACACCATTAGGTAAGAAGGTAGGAGTATCTACTTTTGGTATAGTATTTCATACTAAGTATAGTGGTACTTCTGTTGAGGATATGTCTGCTTCATTTGGTGTTGATGTTAGTGGTCTACAAAAGAATCCTGATGTTGCAGTCTTCTCTGCAGAGTTTCAGAATGTGAATGGTGTTGCTAACCTTACTGTTTCTGATAAACAGAAACTTAATAGTCAGATTCTTATTGCTAAGAGGGAGATGGATAAGGCAAGACCTTTCCTTAGAGTATTGGGTATTAAGACAATGGATTATGCTCCATTGTTTAAGGTTTACTTTAACCAAGTCATTAGGAGTGGTAAGATACCATCTACTTCAGCAGCAATGGCAGCAGGGTATGGTAACTTTATAGACATGAAATATAAGACAGAGATTGCTAAGAAAAAGACAGAGAAAACACAGAAAGCATGGGATAAAAAGAGACAGGAATCTTTAAAGTACCTAAATACTAACAAGACTGCTGTGCTTTCTGCTTTTTCTAGTTTTAAGAGTATAATATCTGCCAAAGAAATTGTCCTAAATAAACTGAAGAAGATAGAAGGTGTCGGTACTTTCATCGAAGATGAAAATGGATACCGTGTTACTAGTCCTGAGGGATTTGTAGCTATTAAAGACGGGACTGCTATCAAATTAGTTGATAGATTGGAGTTCTCTAGAGCAAACTTCACCGTTGCAAAAGACTGGGGTAAATGATTAGATTTCATACATTCATAACCGAAGCCACCACTGCTAAGAAGAAACCTGCGGGTACTACTAAAGCAGAGAAGATGGCAGACGACAAGCACGTTGCTATCACATTCGGTAGGTTTAACCCACCTCATGCTGGTCATGGTAAACTGATGGACGCAGTGAAGACTGCTTCAGGAGATTCTGGTAACTATAGAATCTATCCTTCACGTACACAAGACCATAAGAAGAACCCTCTACATCCTGAAGATAAGATCAAGCACATGCGTAGCATGTTTAAGAATCATAAGGGTGCGATCCAAAATTCAGAGCAGCATAGAAATATATTTGATATACTACGTGACCTTAATGATGAAGGTCATGAGCACGTCACAATGGTAGTTGGTGATGATAGAGTAAAAGAATTCGAGAAACTTACTGGCAAATATAACGGTGTACACTATGACTTTAAGAGTATTAATATAAAGTCAGCAGGTAAACGTGACCCCAATAGTGAGGATCCAACTGAGACGTTGAGTGCTTCTGGGCAACGTAAGCATGCTTTAGGTGATGACCATGATAATTTCCATGCTGGTGTGCCGAAAGGGTATGGTAAGAAATCATCCAGAGAGTTGATGGATCTAGTTAAGACAGGCATGACACCTCCTAAGAAGGAGAAGAAGGGTAAGACTACCAAGAAGAAGACTAATGAGTCATGGATGTTTGCACCTAAACTACACATCGAAGAATTTAGAACGCATTATATCGAAGATAGTATCTTTAGTGAGGGGACATTAGTTGAGCACGATGACACAGGTCTACGTGGTCATGTAGTACATCGTGGTACTAACTATGTTGTCTTTAGGAATGATGATGGAGAGGAGTTTAAAGCTTGGTTACACCATGTAACTGAGGTGACAGATGCTAGTAAGAAGAGGAGTGATCAGTCCAATTTCTCTGCCGATGATGGTAGTGGAAATGATTGGAAGATTGGGACTGATAAATATCGTCAGGCAGTTCAGGACATGACTCCTGGACAGGGCACTACTAAATTCGGGGTTAAGTTCTCCGACTTCAGAAAACAAACAGCACCTAAATAATAGAACGCACTTATTCCCTCTTGGAAAAAAGACTATGTTAGACATTAAGATATCTGCAGAGTTGATGGGGTATTCCCTTGACGAGCAGATGACAATCATGAAATGTGTAGAGGAAGGCTCTACTCATGACAGTAAGAGATTCCAAGAAACCATTGAGAAGATCACTGTCCTTGTAGACGCATCACCAATTCTTGAGGTTTTTGAGGGGTATGCAGGTTTCCCTATCGATAAGGCACTGATTGATAAAAATAAGGGTAGAGCACCTGATGATCGTAATATAGGTAGGGTCATTACACAGGGTGGTCTCTCACTAGTAGTCACAGGTCGTAAGGCTGATGGACGTTACAACGTTGTAGGTAAGAAAGGAGAGAAGACTGCAAAGCATGCAGAAGATCTAGGTCTCCAAGTTAAGGAGTCTATTGATATTGAGGATCTTCATCAGTCTATGTTAGAAGCAATGACTGTTACTAATGCTGATAAGAAAGGAAATACTCCAGCGTGGCAGAACTATAAGAAAGGACTGAAGAATAAGCAAGGTAAGCCAGTGTATAAGGCTGCCGATCATGTTAAGAATGAAGAGTTTAAAGCATTAACTCCAGATAAGAAGGATCAGATTAGAAATCAAGCAGAGCGTAGAAAGAAATCAGCTGATAGAGCTCAGAATGCCAGTGATTATAAGACATCTACAAAACAGGATCAGCAAGTTCGTAAGATGAAGTCTGTTCTTAAGAATGAGGAGTATACTGTTACCAACGCTGATAAGAAAGGTAACACTCCTGCATATCAGGCATACAAAGCAGGTAAGAAGAATGCCAAGACAGGCAAACCTCTATACAAGGCTGCTTCCCACATGAAGGAAGAACAAACTATTGATGACTTTATTTTAGAGTTCATTGATTTAGATGATGATGGAATAGATACCTTAAGTTTTGAGGAACTAGAACAGGTATGTATCGAAGCATTAGAAGAACTCGAAGGAGATCTTCTTAACGAAGCACTCGAAGCAATAGATAGTATATCGCTTCTTACTGAAGCACCTTCTAAGCACTCAGCAAATCCTAATGTTGCTGTGCAAGCACCACAGAAGGAGAAACCAGGTAGAGATGCAGGTAAACTTGCGAGAGCAAAGTTATCTAAGCCACAAGCTTCTCGTAAAGAGAAGGTTAAGGCAGCACTTAAGTCTGCTGGTTCAGCAATCAAGAAGGGTGTGAAGGCTACTGCTAGAGGTGTGGGTAAAGCTGCAGGTCATGCTGCTAACGCTGCTGAGAAAGGTGCTAGTGCAGTTGGTAAGGTTGCCAAGGAAGTTGGAAAGGGATACTCTGATACTCGTAAGGGTAGATCAGATGGGGGTTCCAGTACGACTGATGCTAAGGCACCAGATGAGAGCAGGGGTGGATCGGATAGACCACGCTTGCGTGATAAGATAAAGCGTGGTATAAAGAAAGTCGTTGGTAAGGCTGCTCGTGCCGTCTCCAGAGGATCAAGG